GCGTTCTTGGTCTGCCATCATTTCGTTATGTAATTGCTGTAAGTCATCCATAATCATCTCCAAAAGTAAACAGCTTATGCTGTACCACCATATTAAGCCAAATTAAAAAAAAGTGCAAACTATTTGATAAGTGTTGGTTAATACACACAATTTAGTGTTAAGATAATTGAATGAGCAATGTAATACAAGACTTCCTAAACAAAATAGAACGAATACCATTTTTTGATTGCTGGATTTGGCACAAAGCCTACAACCGCACAATGTACAGGTGTTCTAAAGAAAAGTACGGCAGCTATAAAGGAAAACCAGCCCACAGGGTTAGTTGGACATTGTTTAGGGGCGAAATACCAAATAAGTTATGGGTTTTGCATAAATGCGACAATCCTTTTTGTGTAAATCCTGACCATTTGTTTTTAGGCACAGCTAAGGACAATAACCAAGATAAAGCCCAAAAAGGTCGATGCCATAAAACATGGAAAAAAGAAAAAATGGTTGTTTATTTATGAAAAAAAAGAGCGTGTTTACCGATAGCCAAATTATCGAGTTACTGGGTGGGCCTACTAAAATAGCCAAAATCTGCAAAATTAGCGTACCTGCGGTGTCTATGTGGAAAAACTCAGGTATTCCTGCCGATAAAATGGTTTATTTGGGGGCTTTGTTAGAACAAGAATCCAAAGGATTGGTAAGCCGTAAAGACTTATTTCCCGACTCATACCAGTTGATATGGCCTGAGTTGCGTTGATTTAAAACTGAGTTATACTAATGGGGCAGAGTGAAGTCTGTTTAGTATTACCAGCTAAGACCCTATAGGGTTGCTTTGAGCGTTTTGGAAAGGCTGGCTGGTCTTTTCTAAAGCGACTTCACCTTAGAGCAACCTTATGGGGTTTTTCTATTTCTGCCACCCGAAACGACAGGGTGTTAGAAAAAGTCGGGGATGGGCTAGAGGCCGATGGAGATTCAGCATCGGAGCGAGGGTCGACACCTGCGATAGCCGCCAAGATACTGGGTCAAGCCAGCTTGGGTAGAGTCGTTACTCGATACATCTCTTGACAGTATCGCCACTTGTGGCGTTGGTCGTTCTATGGGAAAAGAGCTTGCAAAAAGTTATATATAAATTATATATACCGACATTAAGTAGGGTTTATCCCTATATACCTTATTATTAAGTAAACTTAACCTACAGGCTTTACGGGGGATTTATGACTACCTTTACTACTGATGACCGCATAAACGCTTATAGCCATTACAAAATCTATGATGAGCATGGTGAATTAATGCGTACAGTAAAGACTAAACATGAAGCCGAGCATTTAATTAAAACTTATACCGATTGGACTTACCAGTTTGTAAAAGCTGATAAACCTAAATTTGAGGATGCACCATTTTGAGTTCTTGGTTAATTATTGTTACGGGGCTTATTTATACCTATATAGGTATAGAACAAGCCTTTAAAGGTAATGTGCCTATGGCGGTTGTATATAGCGGTTACGCATTTAGTAATATTGGACTTTATATACTTGCAACAAAATAGGGGGATGTGTGGATTTTGAAAAGTTTTGGATAAATTGGCCCAAAAAGGTCGCAAAGAAAAAAGCTGAAATTGCTTGGAAACGATTGACTGACCTTGAAAAGCGTGAAGCATTAGAAGCCTTGCCTAAGCACCTTAGACATTGGCAACTTAAACGCACCGAAATAGACTATATTCCTTACCCTGCCAGTTGGATAAACGCTGCAAGGTGGGAAGATGTTTTAGACATGACCCCCGCCAAAGAAAAGGTGGATAGGTCTTGGATGTTTAGCCAACAAGGTATTGAGAACAAAGCTCGTGAATTAGGAATACTGGGTAATGGGTACGATAGCTACGATACTTTAAAGAAAAAGTGCATGATGCGAATGGGGATGGAAATAGATTGATAGTCCTACCAATCAAATCAGAAGAAACATATTCTTGGTTGTTGCAAAAACACTACGCTAAACGAATACCGCAAATCATGTACGCTTTTGGGTTATACGAAGAATCTACGCTTGTTGGAGTGGTAACTTACGGCATACCAGCCAGTCCATCTTTATGTATGGGTATCTGTGGCAAGGAATGGTCAGATAAGGTTTTAGAGTTAAACCGCCTATGTTTGCAAGATAACACCAAAAACCAATCTAGCTTTCTCGTGTCTAATTCAATTAAATTGTTGCCAAAACCAACCATTGTTGTAAGTTATGCAGACCAAGCACAAGGTCATGTTGGATATGTTTACCAAGCTACTAATTTTTTATATACAGGGTCAACTAAAGAAAGAACTGACATGGGTGGGCGTGATGGCAAACATTCTAGGCACAATAAAGACCCATCAATTCGTGTGTTTAGAAGTTCAAAAAACAGATATGTTTATTTTCATGGCGATAAAAAACAGAAAAAATTAATGCGTAATTTATTAAAATATGAAGTTTTGCCTTACCCAAAAGGAGATACAAAAAAATATGACTCAGGTGGCGTAGTTGAATCACAACGATTATTATTCGCTTGAATACAAACATCAATGTGCAGTACGGCAGTTATGCAAGTGGCGTAGTCAATGGGGGTTATCAAAGTTTAGAGAATACCTATCAAAATACCAAATTGATAGTAATTTACTAATAGGCTTTGCAGACCAATGGAAAAAAGGTAACAAAGGTAACTGGGGGGAGTGGAAATGAAAGAGTATGACCCACACGAAGCAATAGACTTTATATTTAAAACAGCACCGCAGTACGCTAAGGCAAGCGGTGAACTAGCCCAGCTTGAGAACTTTAGGCATAGTCTTAAAGCCATCAAGATGTCGCAGACCGAAGAACAGTCGCTAGGGGCACAGGAACGGGAAGCTTACCGCAGTCCTGAATACCAAGACTTATGCAAAGCCATAGGTGTAGCGGTAGAGCAAAAAGAAGCCCTTAGATGGCAATTAGAAGCCGCCAAGATGCGTTTTGAAGCATGGCGTACCCAACAAGCTAATGACAGAAACTTAGAAAGGTTGACCCGATGAGAGGATTTGCAGAAGTATTCCTAGACTTAACCCGCACCATTAAACGGGTGCATGAACTTAAACTTAAAAATGACCATACCGAAGCCTATCTGCTTAGTTGCGATATAACCGACTATGCCCAAGAACTAGAGGATGTACTGCAAAAAGATGCAAACATTCAATAAGATAATGCGTAATGCCTACGCCACCCATATTGACTATGGTGCGTTCAAAGGCTTAATACCAACTAACCAAAACTTCTGCCCCAGTAACATAGACGGGATTGCAGAGCGTAATGGTAAGTTTTTGGTGATGGAGTGGAAACGCCCCAATGAAAAGGTTAGCGAGGGTCAAAAACGACTATTGCAAGCCTTTGCTAAAACTTCTAACTTTACAGTCGTTATTGTGCAAGGCAACACAGATGACCAATTAGTTATAGAGAATTTTTGGCAAGTCCAACCCTTTGGATGCACTAAACTAGGCAACGGGGTTGACGAATTTAAGGCTTTCTATCTAATGTGGTACGACTACGCTAATGAACAAAAAGGATAAAAAACGCCATGACGATATTGCAAGACTTGGTTGCGTCTTATGCTACCACATGGGCTACCATGACACCCCCGCAGAGCTTCACCATGTCAGACGATTCGGTGGAAAGCGGTCAGAAGCACCAATACTCCCCTTATGTACCGAGCATCACAGAGGTGCTACAGGTGTGCATGGACTCGGAGCAAAGGCTTTTGAGAGATACCACCAAATTGAGTTCGATACCTTACTAGGTATAGTCGAGTCAAAGCTCCAACGGGTCAAAGCCTAGTTCTGTAGCTACAGCTTTAGCCCTATTCCTAAAGGTTTTGTCGTGTTTAGTCCACGCTTGAGTGCTTGTATCCCATCGACTAGCATGAATCATCTCATGAGCCATAGTCCTAATTACTGTGTCTAAATGACCGCACCTAGCGTCAGAGATAGTAATGGTATGAGCGTGTTTTTCCCCATCGTCATATAGGTATGTACCCATAGCATCAAAGTCGCTATCCACTACAAACTTGATTTCTTCAGGCAAAGGTAAATCCCAAGACGCAAACGGCTCGCAGCAATACAACATACTGTAGATGTGTTCGATAATCTTAGGCGTAATCTTCATACTTCTAATATCTCACCACGAAACTCTACCTCGTTTTCTCCGCAAACTTGAATCATTTCAGGCATTAATAGCCTACCACGCTCCCAAGATGCCATGACAAACCCTTGCCGCCAATCCTTTGCGTTATCTTCTGTATAGCTAAAGCTATCCGCATTGATGTCGGCTAAAGTGCCTGTTTGCACACCCCAGTAGGTCTTTTGGTCAAAAGTCGATATTGGGCTTAAAGTTAAGACATGGGTATGCCCTGTAAAGATATTGCTAAAACTGGCTTGCACATTGTTATAGCCTGCGTACCTACCGCCCTTATGCCTGTGTTTAATTACAGTATCTTCATTGACCCAAAATGACCAACAAGTTTCCCAATGGGGGAAATGGTACTTTAGGTTAAACCCATCCACCCCCGAAAACTCAGGGGCACGAGCCACCAAAGCCGACTCATAACGCATATCGTGATTACCTAAAGTCCATATTAGCCTACACCCTGCTGGTCTAACCTTTTCAATAGCATCTAAATGCGTTTTACAGTAGTTTAATTCGTCTAATACGCTAGGTTGGCGGTCAAAATTTATTTTTGGGAATCGGCTGAGTACTGCCCCGTCAAAAGCATCTCCGTTACAGATAATGGCTTTGGGCTTGAAATGTTCAATAAACTTGATTAAGGCTTTAAACCCTGTAGTTGTATCTTCTGTAAAGTGGGCATCCGAAAAGATGATGACTCGACCCTTTTCTAATTCCATACCCCGTCTAACGCTATGGGTGGCTGCATCTAATCGCTCTTGCAATAATTCTTGGCGTTTTGCCTTGTCAGCCCTAGCTCTCTCAATATAATCTTTGCTTTTTTCTTGTTTATAACTAAGGTCGGTTACAAGTTCTATGTTCTGCCTAATTTCTACTGACCGCCTACGATTCATAACGGCACGAACACCAATACCTAAATGTTCTGCTAATGCTGTGGGGCTAGGATATGCTCGCCACTTTTCTATAAATTCGTCATCACTAATGTAATCACCATACTGATTTTTAGCCATATAAGACCCTAATCGTGATAAAGTTAGCATATCTTAACTGAATATTGTTAAAAAACAATGGCATACGCCAAAAGAACCGATGCAAATCAAACAGAAATAGTAGAAACCCTCAGAAAAGCGGGGGCAGATGTCTATATTTTATCAATGGTCGGCAGAGGAATACCTGACCTGATGGTGTGCTTTAACGGAGAAACTATCTTGATGGAAGTCAAGCGTGATGCTAAAGCTAAGTTCACCGCAGACCAACTTAAATTTATAGCCAACTGGAAGGGTGGGCCACTTAGTCGGGTGGATAGCCCCGAATCTGCATTACGGGCAATAGGACTAATTCGTGTTAGTGAACAATCTTAAAGTCACCGAATACACCCAAGACTACTATGACGAGCATAAAGACGCTGGTTTAGATTATCTTGGGCATGGCTATTGGCAAGAAGAATACGCCAAAATGGTCGTAGAAGCCTGTAAAACGCCTCGTGACGGGTTTGTTGTAGATGCTGGGTGTGCGTGTGGTTCTATCCTAAAAGGCTTTCAAAAGCTCAATATGCGTGTTTTAGGGGTAGATTTAAATGATGCCATGATTGGGTTAGGTCGTACCCATTTTGAGTATTACGCCAATGAACTGGTTTGTGGGTCTATTGCTGACACCCCCGCCCTAACAGAAAGCGTTGATTTGGTGCATACCGCCCAAGTCTTAGAACATATCCCCGAAGAACAGATGGATGCCATTCTTCAAGAATTTTCAAGAATTATCAAGAAATCAGGGCGTTTGTTTATTTGTTTAGATGCCGTAAAAGACGGGGAAACCAAAGAAATGTATATGGGTGACCCGACCCATGTGAATATTCAGCCCATTGAATACTGGTACAGACTATTCCAAAAGCATGAATTTATGTTTGATGTTGAGGCATATAACAAATTTGTTAGGTCTAAATACAAACCAACAGAGGATAAAGACGATAACTTTTTTAATGCCTACCCTTATTGGAGTGTATGGATTTTGCAAAAAACCTAATATAATTGGGTATGTAAAGGAGATTCTATGGAAAATTGTGCATTATTCGTAGCTACATTGCTACATTCTGCGACTAACACGCATTTTTTCCATTGGAGTACCGACTCTTATTCTAAGCACATTGCTTTGGGCGAATATTACGATGGCATTGTGGAACTAACTGATGCCTTTGCTGAAGCCTACATGGGCAAATATGGCAAATTCACCGCATTTCCAAGCGTGTACCACCAACCCAAAGACCCAGTTAAATACCTAGAGTCCTTACAAAACTTTGTGGCAGATGCTCGCCAAGATTTACCGCAAGATAGCGAACTGCAAAACCTGATTGATGAGATTGCAGACCTGATAAACACCACAACTTATAAACTTAAGTTCTTGAAATAAAAGGATAAATCATGCCATTAATGAAATCAGGTAGCAAAGAAGCGGTAGGCAAAAACATCAAGACCGAAATGAAAGCTGGCAAACCTAAGAAACAAGCCGTAGCTATTGCTCTTGCAACTGAGCGTAAATACGCCAAAGGCAACCGCAAGAACAAGCTAGAAGAAGCTTATGGCAAATACATTGAAGAAAAAGCATGAGTAGGCAAGACCAAATTCGTGCTGCAATGGATAAGCACGATAAACCAATACCTAAGACTACTAAAGGCAAAGGTCGTAATTACCTATCTGTTGAAGAAGGTGCAGGTATGACGGCAAAAGGCAGAGCTGCCTATAACCGCAAGAACAACGCCAATTTACAAGCCCCCCAAGCTAGTGGGCCACGCCATGATAGTTTCTGTGCAAGGTCAAAAGGCTGGACTGGGGAACGAGGAAAAGCAGCAAGAGCGAGATGGAGTTGCTAATGAAAGAAGGTTTGTATCATAATATTCACCAAAAAAGGGCTAGGATTAAGGCGGGTTCAGGCGAAAAGATGAACAAGGTTGGTAGCAAAGATGCCCCTACTAAGCAAGACTTTATTGAGTCGGCTAAGACTGCAAAACCGCCCAAAAAGACTAGAAAACAAATGCTTACTGATAAGATGAAGGATATGTAATGTTTAAAAAAGAAAAAATTAAACCTGAGAACTCTTTGTTGCAACCGCACAAACAGACCACGCTAGAAAAGAACGAAGATAAGCGTATGAAGCGTAAAGCGGAGTTGATGAAGCACTTTAACCAATTTGTTAAACAGATGGCATAAATGGCTAATTTGGCACAAACCTTACGCCAAGTCGGATATGTAACACCACAGGGTCAGGTTACAGGCCCAAACGCACCCCTAGCCCAACAGCTAAAGAACTATGTAACTAATGTAATCCCAACAGCCGCCCAAAATCTAGCCCAACAACGGGCTGATATAGACGCTGCCATAACAATGGGGCAAAACGGCATACAGATAGGCGATAGAGAAGCCTTTGAACGCCAAATGGCTCAAGTACCTAATTTGATGGGATTAACCGCTTATCATGGCACACCCCATACCATTAAAGGCAAGTTTGATATTAGCAAGGTAGGAACTGGCGAAGGGGCACAGGCTTATGGGCATGGGATGTACTTTGCTGAAAACCCTGCGGTTGCCAAAGAATATCAAAAAGCGTTGTCAGGTCGTACAGATTTAGGACAACAACCTAGCGACCCAGCTTTTATTCATGCCGTTGAATCTTTTAGAGAAGCAGGTACGCCATTAAGCGTAATTCCTGCCGAAATGAAGAAGGCTTACAAATCTGCTACTGATAAAGATATTCAATTAGCCATTCAAGCTACTGAAAAAGGCAATCTATACAAAGTAGATATACCTGATGCAGACATACCTATGATGATGGATTTGGATAAACCACTAAGCCAGCAACCTAAAGTAATGGGGGCTTTACGGGCAGAAGCAGAACAACGAGTTAAAGATAGAACCCTTGTAAACATAGAAAACGACATTAGAAGCTCATTGCCACCAATAGATATTGGAAACGATTACATGGCTATGTTTAGCGATGCCAATGTAAAAGCTGGTCAAGAGATAAAAAAACAAGCCCTAGAAAAGCTAAACAAAATGGATTTAAGTTCATTGGTCAACAAAGAATTAGAATCAATGAAACCTTTAGCCATGAATTGGAACATGACGGGCAAAGAATACTATGAGTTTTTGGCAAAAAATCAAGGTTCACCAGCAAAAGCCTCAGAAATGTTGCAACGGCAAGGTATAACTGGTAATCGTTACTTAGACGAAGTTAGCCGCAACAGAGGTCAAGGCACAAGTAATTTTGTAGTATTTGAGCCTAGCAATGTAAAGATACTAGAACAAAACAGCAAGCCATTAACTCGCAAAGAAATACTAGAGCAGGAACTAAAAAAAGTAGTAGAATAAACCCTAACTAAATCAATCACTTGAGGTAGTATGGAAAATAAACAATTAAGAAATATTAAGGGTGCTGGCAGACCTGCTGGTAGTCCTAATAAATCCACCGCATTAGCTAGAGAAGCCATAGCACGCTTTGTTGATGGTAATAGCCATAAGTTACAAGAGTGGCTAGAAGCGATTGCTGATGACCCTAAATACGGCCCTAAACACGCATTTGATTGCTTTATGCAAGTGGCTGAATACCATGTACCTAAACTAGCCCGTACTGAGCATACTGGTAGCGAGGATAAACCCATCCGTTATGTGGTTTCATGGAAGAAGTAGCAGACTTTACTGATGTCAAAATAGAACTGTATAAGCCTAGAGATGTATTTCTAGACTTCCATGACCGCCAACAACGATGGGCTGTCATTATTGCCCACCGAAGAGCAGGTAAGACTGTAGCGTGTATTAATGACATTCTTTGGCGAGCTTTGACCGAAACTAAGGAAAATGCCCGATATGCCTACATTGCCCCGTACTATGCTCAAGCTAAGTCTATTGCTTTTGATTACCTTATGCAGTTTAGCGAGCCTGCTAGGGTTAAGCACAATATCTCAGAGTTGTGGGTGGAGTTATTCAACGGGGCTAGAATTCGTCTATTTGGTGCAGACAATCCTGATGCTTTGCGGGGTTTATACCTAGATGGCGTAGTCCTAGACGAATATGCCGACATGAAGCCTAAGATATGGGGCGAGGTAATCAGACCCCTATTGGCTGATAGACAGGGTTGGGCTACCTTTATTGGTACACCAAAGGGTCACAATACCTTTTACGACATATACCAATACGCCACCATCAACAAGAATGAGTGGTATAGCTCTGTCTTACGGGCTAGTCAGACCCAATTAATCCTACAGGCTGAATTAGACGATGCCTTGAAGTCTATGAGCGTTGACCAGTACCAACAAGAGTTTGAATGTAGCTTTGAAGCTGCCATACTTGGGGCTATATACGGCACAGAGATGCGACTATTGACTGATGCAGGGCGTATTGACAAGGTTGAGTGCGATACCTTATTTCCTGTGCATACCGCTTGGGACTTGGGATTTAACGATGCTACGGCTATTTGGTGGTATCAGGTGGTGCATGGAGAGATACGAGTATTGGATTACCACGAAGCACATGGGCAACCGATTGTGTATTACGCTAACCAAATTAAAGAACGACCATACGAATATGGCACACATTGGCTACCGCATGACGCTAGAGCTAAAACTTTAGCAAGCGGTGGTAAGTCAATAATTGAACAATTAATAGATAAATTGCCCCTAAAAAGCGGAAATTTGTTTAAAATCGTACCTAATCTGTCATTACAAGACGGCATACAAGCTACAAGAATGGCGTTAAGTCGCACTTGGTTTGATGCCATGAAGTGTTCAGAAGGCATTGAATGTTTGCGTCAGTACCAACGGGAATACGATGAAGATAAGAAAGTATTTAGAGATAAGCCTAGACATGATTGGACTAGTCATGGAGCGGATGCTTTTAGGATGCTTTCTGTGGCTTGGCGAGATGAAGCAGAAATTGCGAAGCAAAACGCACCGATTCGTGGCATCGTTGTTGGACAGAATGAGGTTACGCTAGAGGAAATGTGGAAATCTACGCCACGAATTACTAATCAAAGGTATTAACTATGAACGATACGCTAAACAAGACTTACGAAGATTGGTACAACACCATCGCCCAGTACGACAAGTCTTTTAGGGAATGGGAAGCAAGAGTACCAAGAATCATTAAGCGTTATCGTGATGACAGCCGTACCCGTAATAACCCCAATGCTCGCTTTAATATCCTTTGGTCTAATGTTCAGGTTATCAAGCCTGCCATTTTTGCTAGACTGCCACGCCCTGATGTAAGCCGTAGATTCAGAGATAACGACCCTATTGGGCGTGTTGCTTCTATGATGCTAGAACGGGCTTTAGAGTACGAAGTCGAGCATTACCATGACTATCGCTCCGCTATGGATAACGCTGTGCTTGACCGCTTATTAGGTGGTAGAGGTACGGCATGGGTTCGTTATGAGCCACATATTGTTGCAGAGCAAAATAACATCAACGAAGGTGTTGCAGGTCAAATGCCCGAAGATGGGCTACAAATTACAGAGGATGCCGATGAATCAGAAACGGAAAACGCTGAACTGGTGGAGTCGCAGGAACGCATTGAATATGAGTGTGCCCCTGTTGATTATGTGCATTGGCGTGATTTTGGTCATACTGTTGGACGGACTTGGGAAGAAGTAACAGCCGTATGGCGTAAAGTCTATATGAGCCGACAAGCTCTGATTGACCGCTTTGGCGAAGAAGTTGGCGGTAAGATTCCGCTAGATACTAAGCCTGAGTCAGACAAATGGGCTACCAAACAGATGACTGCCGAACATTTCCAAGCCTGTATTTATGAGATTTGGGATAAAGAACAAGGCAAAGTCTTTTGGGTTAGCAAGTCGATGGGTGAGATTCTTGATGAAAAAGATGACCCACTACAGTTAGAGGGATTCTTCCCTTGCCCTAAACCAATGTACGCCACATTGACTACAGACAGCTTAGAGCCTGTACCTGACTTTGTGCTATATCAAGACCAAGCCAAGCAATTAGACACGCTTGCTGACCGCATAGATGGCTTCATTAACGCCTTAAAAGTACGGGGTGTCTATGACGCATCCGAACCAAGCCTTGCAAGACTATTCTCTGAGGGCGAGAACAATACCCTGATACCAGTTAAGAACTGGGCTGCTTTTGCTGAGAAACAAGGCATGAAAGGGGCTATTGACCTTGTAGATATAACCCCAATCGCTCAAGGCTTGACGATGGCTTATCAGGCTATGGAACAAGTCAAGGGTCAGATTTACGAGATTATGGGTATTGCCGACATTCAAAGGGGACAGACAGACCCCAATGAAACGCTTGGGGCACAGATTATTAAGTCTAATAACGCAGCAGGCAGACTCAAGAATATGCAACACGCAGTCGTGGACTTTGCTACCGAGCTATTAAGTATCAAGGCTCAGATTATCTGCAAGCACTTTACTGACGATACGATTGTCAAGATTAGTGGTGCAATGCAACTAAGCCCACAAGACCAACAGTTAGTACCGCAAGCCTTACAGTTATTGAAAGACGAACCCGCTAAGAACTTCCGTATTGAAGTAACTAGCGACTCAATGATTTATCAGGATGAGCAACAAGAGAAAGCCGACAGAATCGAGTTCTTAGGTGCTTTATCCCAGTTTATGAACCAAGCCTTGCCAGTAGCCACCCAAGCCCCTGAACTAACCCCATTACTCATGGAGATGCTCAAGTTTGGCGTGACTGCGTTTAAGGCTGGTAAAGGTATGGAAGGGCTTATTGATGAAACTGCCGACCAATTTAGAAATAAAGCTAAAGCGATGGAAGGACAGCCTAAACCACCGCCAGTTGAAATTCAGAAATTGCAGATGCAGATGCAGGCCAAACAGGCTGAAATGCAGGTTCAATCTCAGCTTGAAGTACAAAAGCTTCAGGCTCAAACCGAAGCTGAGAAGGCTAAACAGGAATTCCAAGCCCAAGAGAATCAGCTTAAGTTCCAGTTAGAAGACCAACGCAATCAGCGTGAACTAGAGATGCAAGCACAGTTAGACAAGATGAAAGCTGAGATGGAAAACAACAAAGACATCTTATTGGCTTACCTTGATAACAGCACTAAAATTGAAACCGCTAGAATTAGTGCAGGCTTTACTGACGGGACTGAAGCATATACCGAAGCAGTTGAGCAGGCTAAGATTATGCAAGACACAATGGGGTATCACGACATGGCAAACCATCCTTTACAACCCGTTATAGAGAATATGCAAAACTCTAACAATCAGATGGCACAAGTATTAGCCGCCTTGATTGATAAATTAAGCCAACCTAAACAAGTAGTACGAGATGAGAATGGCAAGATTGTTGGGGTTCAATAATGGCTATTACAGTTAAACACAGTAAAGTCAGCACAATTCCTGACGAAGCAGATACAAGTCTTGTACGCCCTAGTGATTGGAACGCTGACCACACCCTAACAGGTACGATAGACATAGCCAATGGTGGTACAGGGCAAACTACAGCTAATAGTGCGTTCAATGCTTTAGTCCCATCTCAAACAGGCAATACAGGCAAATACCTAACGACTAACGGAACAGATACTTCATGGGCTACAAACCCATTAGGAACAGTTACTAGCGTAAATTTAACTGCTAGTACAGGAATAAGCGTATCGGGTGGCCCAATTACCACTTCAGGCTCAATTACTGTAACCAACACCGCACCTGACCAAGTGGTTTCTTTAACTGCTGGAACAGGTATTAGCACAAGTGGCACTTATCCTAACTTTACTATTACTAATACAAGCCCATCGGCAGGCGGTGATGTGGTTGGCCCAGCATCCGCTACAGACAACGCAATAGCTAGATTTGACACCACAACTGGCAAGCTAATCCAAAATTCAACTATTACCCTTGATGACAATGGAAATCTTGTAAATGTCAATTCTGTTGGTTTTGATACAACACCTGCAACTGTACCTACAACTGTTGGCACAATGTCTTGGGATGATGGCGATGGAGTGCCGATAGTTGCCCTGAAAGGTGGCAATGTTAATCTGCAAGTCGGTACGCAAGAGTTTGCACGAGTCTATAACGATAGCGGTACAACCTTAACAAAAGGTCAAGCAGTCTATATTTCAGGGGCACAAGGCAACCGAGTAGCCGTCAGATTAGCTAGGGCTAATGTAGAGGCTACCTCTTTTGGCACTATTGGCTTAGTCGCTGAAACCATGACTAGCGGTGCAG